TACCATTTACAGGTAAGGCTCATGTTGCCTATTTACCTAATAAAAAGGTTGTAGGATTATCCAAACTTGCAAGAGTAGTGGATATGTTTGCAAAGAGATTACAAATTCAAGAGAAAATGACTGATCAAATTGCAGATGCTATCTTTGATGTATTACAACCTAAAGGTGTAGGTGTTATGATTACTGCACACCATACATGTATGAGTATGAGAGGGGTAAATAAACAAGACTCTCAAATGCTTACTACTGCTCTTAGGGGTACATTTCTTACAGAAGAACATAAGCAAGAATTTTATAATATGATCAATACTAGATAGATATTATTTCCTTTTTTAAACCACCGAAAAAAACGGGATATATAAAATGAGTAGAAAAGTAATAGCAATAGACTTTGATGGAACTCTTACTCATCTACAAGATAACTATCATAATATGGAAATACATGAATTAAGACCTAATGAAACAATTATCAATTATGTAAGAGCATTGCATAGTGAGTATCATTTCATTGTGATCTTTACTGCTAGATTATCTCACTATAGGGAAGAGATTGCAGCATACTTAAATTTCCATAAGATACCTTTTGATCTTATTCATACAGAGAAATTAAGGTTTGATGTGTTAATTGATGATAGAACTCTACACCCTAGCTTGATTGAGGCATTTGCTAATGATACTCACTATCAACTTGTGGATAAGATTAGACTAGAAACATTATCTCTAAACCTTAATCTAAGTGATGTAAATAAAAATGAATGAGAAGAAAAAGACAGATGAAGTTCAATTTGAATATGATATTAAAGAACTTGAATTCTATTGGGATTTACTTATGGAAACATATCTTTCTATTCATTCTAGATTGAATTACCAAAGAGAAAAAACACCATATGATTTAAATAGCCTTATGATGACTATCAACTCAGCTACAAATTATTTACTTGGTGAAATCTCTTATAAGGATAAAGAAGATGAAATCTATGTATGTAAGCATTGTAGAAAGCTATATATAGACCAATTCCCTTGCTATGAACGAAGAAAGAATAATCCATCACTTCTACTTAAATGTGAGAAATCTGATCAACCTATAGATAAAGATACTGACTTTAGCGACTATCTTGATTATGCAAAAAACGGAAAGTTTAAAAAATAATGTTAAAAATATGCTATATCCAAAGACCTGATTACCAAATAGAACTATCTGGTCCATATATTAAAAGACAAGCATACTATAAAATGCTAGATAGCTTATCTCTACTTACAATCATTAAACTAGAAGAAACAGATTATAAAGTACCTAATTGTGTTAAGCCCGATTTTCTTGATATTACATATTACCAACAAGTGTTAGATTTACGACTTGAACAATATGACTTAGTATTTAATGAGAGATACACATTACTACCTATACTTGATCAAATTGGTGTAAGACATGTATTTCTACCACATATGACTTGGGAATGTAATGATGGATTTGCCCATGACTTAGAGAAATATGCACCTTTTAGCGATATTGTTATTTGTGAAACTTCTCTTATTAAGGGTATGTTTATTAGATTTACTAAGAATTGCTTTGTATTACCAAATCCCAACACTATTAAAGAGTTTAGATATAATCATACTTTAAGTGATGTAAATAATAATGTCATTATGGTAGGTAGAGATGATGATGTTAAACAAATGTATTTAGGTATAGATGCATTCAATAATGCTAGATTACCTTGTAAATTGGATATTTATTCATCTATCCCTTTAAGTAAAAAAACGGAAAGTAAAATAAATCCTAAAACAACAAGAGTACATATCGGCAAACCAACAAACTATGATAGATCAAGTATATTACTACATACATCTATCCATGAAACAGCTTGTATTACTATTCAAGAAGCAATCTCTAATGGACTTACATTGGTTATCCCTAGAGAATTTGGGTATGATCACTATGTAGAGAATGAATATACATTTAAATTTAATAGATCAAATATCTACTCTAAACAGGTTAAACTGATTATTGATACTCTTAACTATGCAAATATGATGCAGACTACAGATAAATCAGCACAATTAGATTTCCACAATAAACATACTATGAGTGTAATTTGTAGACTACTTAAAGGCATACTTGATCAAATCAAAATACTTTTAGATGAACAAGCTAGAGATAAACACCTTGATTGTGATACTAGCTTAAAACTAACACAATTGATCTATAGGGAACTAAAAGAAGATAACAAGATAAAACTTGATAAAAAAACGGAACAGTAAAAATGTTTTTAGACAAATACAAATCAAATATAGATACAAATATCCATAGATCACTATACAACAAAGATGATAATGGTAGATCAATGGAAAATGAAGATCATATTAGATTAGCAGTAAATCACTTTATCCGTAAATGTAGACCAGGTGTTAGAGCTAGATTTTTTGATATTGGTGCTGATTATGGATTTGCTATGCATATTGCTAAGACAAGATTTATAGATGTTTATGGTATTGAGCCATACCCACATATTGATCCCATAGACCCTATGATTAAAATTGATCAAGATACAATAGAAACACTTGATTTTGCCCAATATCCTAGTGGTGAGTATCATGTATTTTTAAACCATGTTTTAGAACATTTGGAAAATCCCATAGGTGCATTGAATAAGTTAAGTGCATTCACAGATTGCCAATATCTCTTTATCTCTACACCTAATGGATTATGTCAAGATATGGATTGGGTATTCCCAAGAGGGCATTTACATTCATTTATTCCTGAATTTTTTTCTATTGTAGTGCCTAGAGAAACACGATTTAAACTTATGGAACAACAAATTGTGTGCTTTAGAAACGGTTGGGAAGAAATTTGGAATGTATACCAAAGAAAATCAACAACGGAAGAATAAGATGAAAAACACTTTTGATAACATTGCTAGCGATCTTGCTAGATTGCTTACTGCTAAGAATGATGCTTATGGTAATGCATTTGATAAGACTACTCAAATCTTAACATTACTATATCCCAAAGGCATTCCCTTATCTAGCTATAAAGATGTACATGTCATTATTAGAATGCTTGATAAACTTTCAAGGATTGCACAAAACAATGATCCATTTGGTGAGTCACCATACCAAGACATTGCAGGATATTCATTACTTGCTTTAAAATCACACCTAGACACTCAAGAAAAAACGGAAGTTAAAAAAGATGAATAAATACCAATTAGCAATTATGATGAGTGGTGGACTAGATAGCTTTGTTGCCTATCACTATGCACAGAAAGAACTAAACATTCCTAAAGATCAAATTGTATGTGTATGGGTAAATTTGGGACAACCATATAACCATAAAGAAAAACAAGCAATAGATCACCTACAACAATCTCACTCTTTAGATAATGTAAGAATAATCACTTGTGATATATTAAGAGCTGAATGGGATAATCTACCACAGGTTGAAGAGCCTAAACAAATCATACCTGCACGAAATCTACTACTTTCTAGCATAGGTGCAATGTATGGTAATACTGTATGGATTTGTGCCTTAGAAAGTGAAATGCATGATAAAAATCCACTACAATTAGATAAGAGTCATAAATTCTACCAACTAGCTACAGATACTCTTACTGCTACACATGGCATTCCTATTAAGGTTGAAACACCATTCTCTAAGATGTCTAAAACTGATTTGATTGCATGGTCAATAAAAAACGGAATATCAAAAGAAGAACTTTTAAGTACATCTACCTGCTATGATGAAAATATTAGAAATTGTGGAAGATGTGGAACTTGCTTTAAGAGAAAGATTGGATTTATTCTTAATGACATAGAAGAACATTATGAAAATGATCCATTTACAAGTGATTTTGCACAGCCATATCTTAGAAAACTACTTGATGCACAAGCTAAACAAGATTATTCTCACTATACACAAAAACGAGTAGAAGAAACTATATTAGCTATGTCTAAAAACAAAAAGGAATAACAAATGAAAGTCGTTCTTGCAGGTGCACAATCTAAAAATGCTATGGAAGATTTACTATGGGCAGGCACACCCAATGTACTTGTTTCATATGAATATCTTAAAGATCAAAAAAATAAGGGTATAGAAGTCCTTAAAACATTCAAATCAGCAGAACGATGGATACTTGTTGACTCTGGTGCATTTACATTTAAGGTAAAATATAAATTTTTAAACTCAGCTTATTTTGATACAGACACATTTCCACCTAAACCTAAAGCATCTTTTGAACAACAATCTGTAGATCAAATTGTAGAATACTTTAAAGAACAACAAATACCATTTGATCCTAGAACACAATGGGAACAAGCTAGACAATATGCAATTCAAGATGTAACAAACTACTTTTTAGAACACTTAGATTGGATTAAACAAGCAGCATCTTATGCCAATGCATTTGCAGAACTAGATGTTGAATGGCTTATAGGTGATACAATTTGGCAATGGCGAGATCAATATAAAAAGGTGCTAGATGAAAACAATCCTGATGCAGAACTCATTTGTACACCACACATTTATAATTCAGATGAAGATTTAAAAAACATTGCTACCAAAATCACTAGATATATTGGATCTGACTTTTTAAATGCTAGAAAAGATAGTAGGCTATGGACTACACAAATGCCTATCTTAAAGGAACATCGTATTAGGGTACATGGTTGGGCTCTCACAGGTCATATCTCTATGAGAGAGCTACCGTTCTATAGCATTGACTCTACAACATGGCTTGGTGGTGCTAAATATGGGACAACATATCACTATAGGGGAAATTGGGATATTGTTACTTATGACCACACAAGAAAGGTAGAAAATAGACAACAATTTAAGGGATTTTGTAAGGAACATGAAATCGACTTTGATCAATTTATAGCTGATCATATCCCTACTGTAAATCGTTTTAATGCTAAGATGTGGACACTCTGTGCGATAGACTTGGAACGAGATGTATCTAGAGCATATTGGTTATCTGAAGAAGAATTACAAAATGCAATCTCTACACAAAGATCAGAATTTGGACTTGATAAACCTTTAGAAGTTAGACATAGACTTGATTTGATTTCACCTGAAGAGGCAAGATTACAATCTATCAATTATACAAGAATGTGTAATGCTTGTTTCCTAAACACAAAGTGCCCTGTATTTAAAAAAGATGCAACCTGCTCTATTGATACAGGTATATCTATAGATAATAAAGATGCTATGATGCAATTACTAAATAAAGTGATTGAATTACAAGGTCAACGAGTAATGTTCGGTGTATTTGCAGAAAGAATACAAGGTGGTGTGATTGATCCTATGGTTGGTAAGGAAATGTCATTATTATTCAAATTAGGTGAACAAGCTAAAGCAATTGAACAAGAAAACACTACTGCTACAATCTCTTTCTCTAGTGGTGAAAAGAAACCTGCAGGTGGTATCCTATCTCAACTATTTGGTGGGTATGGTAGAAATGGTGGTGGTGGATCTAAACCATCTCAATCTGAGAAAGTGATTGATGTTCAACCTATAGAACAATTAGAATTCCAAGAATTAAAACAAATTGAAAATCAAGTAGTTATAAGATCAAAACCTGACAGTGAAAAATAAATAATTGACCTTTAGGTGTTATTCATCTAGCTTATTGCAAATTTTCCTATTGCTAGGTATCTATCAAAAAACGGGATATTAAAAAACCAAACAACAAGAGAAGGTAAAATGAAACAATCATTTACACTAGATACATCATTTGTAGAAACATATAAATCTAAAAAAGTAAGATGGGGTGGACTTGGGTATGTTGTATTTAAGAGAACATATGCTAGATCACTTGAAAATGGAAATACAGAAGAATGGTATCAAACAATTGAACGAGTAGTTAATGGCACATACTCTCTACAGAAAAATCACTGTAAATCTCTCAATCTCTATTGGAATGAAGAAAAATCTCAAGCATCTGCTAAAGAAATGTATGATCGTATCTTTAATTTCAAATTCCTACCACCTGGTCGTGGATTATGGGCTATGGGTACAGATATGATCTACAAGCAAGGATCAGCATCACTCAATAATTGTGCATTTGTATCTACAGAAGATTTAGAAAGTGATCCTGTTGAGCCATTTATGTTCCTTATGGATATGGAAATGCTTGGTGTAGGTGTAGGGGCTGATACACTAGGTAAAGGTAAAATCAATGTCAACAAAAAAACGGTGGTAGAAGAAACCCATATCGTACCTGATACAAGAGAAGGTTGGGTAGAATTACTTGGTATTATTCTAAAGGCATACTTTGTTAAAGGTGCAACATATCCTAGCACAATTGACTATTCACTCATTAGACCTGCAGGATTACCAATTAAAGGCTTTGGTGGTGTAAGTAGTGGTAAAGACCCACTTGAATTACTTGTTAAAGAGATTACTACACTACTTGATACATTCTTAGGTGAACTAGATAGCAAGCCAATCTCATCTACAATCATTGTGGATATTTGTAATTATATTGGTAAATGTGTAGTAGCAGGTAATGTAAGAAGAACTGCTGAAATCATGTTTGGTACACCTGATGATGAAGAATTTCTTGATCTAAAAACGGACATGGAAAAACTATCTTCACATAGATGGGCATCAAACAATTCTGTATTAGCACATGTAGGTATGGATTATACTGAAATTGCAAAACGAATTGAAATCAACGGTGAGCCAGGACTGATTTGGCTAGATAATGCTAGAACATTTGGAAGATCAAAAGATAAAAATACAGATGATTTTCGTGTTAAGGGAACAAATCCTTGTGGTGAACAATTCTTAGAGAGTTATGAATTATGTAATCTTGTAGAAACATTTCCTGCACATCATGATAGCTTAGAAGATTTTATGCTTACACTCAAGTATGCTTATCTCTATGCAAAGTCAGTAACACTTACACCTACACACAATGCTAGAACAAATCAAGTAATGATGAGAAATCGTAGAATTGGTTGTTCTATGTCAGGTATTGTGCAAGCAATCAATAAATTTGGATTAGATACATTTAGAACATTCTGTGATCAAGGCTATCAAAAAGTAAAAGAATATGATCGCCAATATTCTGAATGGTTGTGTATTCCTAGATCAGTAAGAATGACAACTGTAAAACCAAGTGGCACAGTATCACTACTTTGTGGGGCAACACCAGGTGTACACCAAGAGCATTCAGAGTATTATATTAGAAGAGTAAGATTAAGCAAAAACTCACCATTGCTAGAAGTACTTACTAAAGCAGGCTACCATACAGAGCCATGTAAATACCAACCAGGAAGTATTGTTGTATCTTTTCCAATGAAGGTAGAGAATTTTAAGAAAGCTAAAGCAGATGTAACACTATGGGAACAGGTAGCACTATGTTCATTTATGCAACAACATTGGAGCGATAATAGTGTTAGCAATACAATTACATTTACAAAGCAAGAGGCTAAAGACATTCCTATCTTGTTATCATTCTATGAAGATAAATTGAAGAGTGTATCTATGCTACCACTAAATGATCATAGCTATGAGCAAGCCCCTTATGAGTCAATTACACAAGAACAGTATTTAGAAATGATTAAACCAATTGTAGATATTGATGATGTGCTTGTTAAAGATACACATGAAGAAACAGAAAAATTCTGTGATGGTGATAAGTGTACAATCAAGTTAAACCAATAATTTAAACCAATATCGTATAGTAAAAAAACGGGATTTTTAAAAAAGATATACTTAGAACATATACAAAGAAATGACACTATACATTATTATATATATATGCAAATTTTCACTTTTTTAAACCGTCCTGTAATCACAAAGACTTTTCTCTTAGTTCATGTAATTCATGATTAAGCCTTGAAATCAAATGATCAATATGACTAAGGTATTCTTCTCTAATAGGCTTGTTCTTTAGCATTGTAGTAGCAATATCCTTGATCAATTTAAGACTTTCAATATCAAGATTAATCTCATCTAGTAAAGGTACATCTCTAAAGATTGTGCCATCATTCTTACAATTACAGGTATATAAACCATCGTGGGTATGGGTATTTAGATTTAACATAGCATGATTTCCTTTCTTTATGCTCATTACATTATAACAGATTACTTTAAACTTTTCATTAACATTGACAATTTTAACTTAGATTTACACATATACATTTTAATAAAAATACACAAATTGCTAGATATTTACACTATTCACTAAGATTGCTATTCTTATATTATCATTTTGATATTGCATTTTTTCGCAATTCAATTTTTTCTTCAACAACAAAAGGTATAGATTATGTTAGATTATGACATCATTCTAAATTATAAAGCTAGATTACCTAAAGATGCTCAAATTCGACTTGAAAATAGAGCCAAATCTTTACTTGATCAGATTACAGTTTTGCAATTCCCACTACATTGGCTACAAGAAACTGTGTATATGGGTATCCAATCTCAAATTAATGCTAGTGATTTACAATTAGTTCGTGAGTTTTACACAAACAATGAAACAATCGCAAACATTCTTAGCAAATCAGGCATTGCTACTTGCTGGATTAACAATGGACACAATGGCTACATTATTGCAAGCCCATCATCACAAAAAGATGGTTTGTTGTTTTATCTTGAAATCGGCATTGTGCTTTTAGATTATAGCGAAACCACTCAACTAAAGGATTAAACTATGAATGCTCAAGAAAAAAAGGCATTGCTACTCTATCAACTTGATAGCGATAGATTAAAAAATCGTTTTGAACAAGAGTATGCAACTAAAGACATCAATACTGTAAATGAAGAATTGCAAACAATCATTGATATTGCAGGCAGTCATTTTAAGAAGTGTATTGAATTTCCAATCTCTTTAGAATGCATTGAAGAACAACACACTATGTGGATTGATCATGATTTCTATATCACATCACAGAGTAAGACACATACCAATGATTTTGCAGAAGGTTATGATTTGTTTCTCTTTAGTGTAGATCAAATGCATTCATTCTCAGATGCACATGGATTAAATCAATCAAGTTCATGGACTTCACCTATGTTAGAAACTCTTAAACTTTACAGATATGCAGTATCAACACCTGAATGGCTAAATAGTTCATACCACTGCATTCTTGCTTTAGAAGTAAGTGTTGGATTAAGAGAATTGGCACAAATCATTGTTGCTCACAATCATGGTTATTCTACATGGTCATATATTACACCACATGAATATAGTGATTACGATAGTGTTTCTGATATTCACAAAGAAGAACTTCATCTTAGTGATGATATTGTGTTTGTCATTTAAAGACTAAAAAAACGGAACATTAAAAACACTGTTAAAAACAAAGACACTAAACACCTTAGATTATATTTAAGGCAATAAAGATCAATGATAATTTATGATATAGGTTATCACAAAAACATACTTGGTATATGGTCAAGGTATCTTTTCCATTCGGTTTAAATACTTGTATATTAAATGGTTTGTAGATTATAAACTATTGAAATATATGATGATTTATAGATACAAAATATTTTGTAAAAGATATATACATATTACATATAGTATGCTATTCTATGACTACTGATTAAATGAATGTGATTAAACACTAAATCGACATGATACATCACACTAGAAAATCAGTTTCTTTTCTCTCACTCTTAGGAGTAAAAAAATGAGTTGGTATAATAACTCTGAACAAACTCAAGCAACCGATAAGGTAGGTCGCTTTCTCTTGATGCAAAACAATGGTGCTGAAATCACTTTCTTAGATGAAGCTACCGTAACCATTGATGGCAACACAGTCGCAACACCAATTAAATACGGTGAATACAGAATTCAAATTCCTTATGGTTTTCTCGCAAAGCTACCTGATTCAAAGAGAATGTCTGCTGAAAACACCTTAGCTGCATTAGGTTTCAAAGAAGGCTGGAATAACTATGCTACATCAACACCTAGCTGTCCTTTAAGTAGCATTGCAAAGCCAAGTTCTGTCGCCGTATTCTCTGTTATTGATCATTCATCATGGACATCACCCAAAGGCAAAGTGTACAAAGACCTTGTTAAGTTGTTTGTTGTCAAAAGATCATCACCTACTTGGGGTATCCTTCAAAAGCAAATCGAAAAACGTGGTGGCTCTCTTCGTGGTTGTCGTTATTCTGTTGAAAGAGTTGGCGATAAAAGTCCATCTGTTGGCAATGTGTTTGAATTTTTGGAAAAAGTAGATGCTACAAATCTTCCTAAAGCAGTTGATTATGGCAAGGTGCTTACACCAAAGAATGAATTTGAATTATCTAAATTGATTACTCTCTTAGGTGGTCAAAGTGCTGAAGATAATGAAGATGCTCACAACACCTTTGCAACAGATGATGATGATGGTGATGTGCCTTTTTAAGTCATAATCCAATCAGCTCTTTCTCACTATTAACCCAATAGAAATAGGCGACTTATCAATCAAATGATAGGTTGCCTTTTTTTATATCTAGAAACTACCTTAAAAAAAGGAATAGTAAAAAATGCCATATCCTAGATTACAGGTAAATGAAACACTATCTAAGAATAAAGAAAACCAAATACAAATCACTAAATGGGGATTTATTACAGATAACATTATCTATGGAACTTTTAGCACAAAACACAAATACATGGATATTAGTCATTATTATTCACATGGTAATGGAATGTATCAAATTGTAGTGATAGCAGCTAAAGATGATCATAGTGAAAGTGTAGAATTACAAGTACCAAATGAATACACAATTGAGAGTGTAAATTTTGTAGCACTAAAATGGGAATACCAAATCTATGTAATTGTATCTAGCAAGAACAATGAATTAAACTACAATTTAGCAGATAGCTTAGATATTGCATCATACTGTGATGATACATTTAGTGATGAAGAAATTGAAAAGATGAATAATAGGTAATTTACTGTTTTTCCATATAGCTAAGAAATACACCTTGACAAATAATTTTAAAAAGATATATATATAATAGCTTTTGCAAAAAAGCAACTGCGAATGCAGGATAACATTTAATTCTAGCTATGGAAAAAAGATGAAAAAAATTGATTTATTTAATGGTGGATATGTAGAATTATTGCACCAATATGGAACTGAACTTGATGTAATCAATGTAGCTAAGGTGTCATTTGATAATTCAGCAAATGAATGGCAATCACCATCTATGGATAAGCTATTTAATTATTTATGGCAACATGGTCATACATCACCATTTAGACATGTATTTTTATCATTTAGAGTACATGCACCCATATCCATTGTAAGACAGTGGGAAAAATATCGTGTAGGATCACCAATAGATACACCAAGCAATGAAGTAAGTGGTCGTTATGTTGAATTAAAGGAAGAATTTTTTATCCCTAGCGAATGGCGAATACAATCTAAGAGTAATAAGCAAGGCTCATTTGGATCACTACCTGAAGAATTACAGCAGCAGATAGATGAAAAAACCAATGATCACTATAAGAATTGTCATGATTATTATGAAGAATTACTACAATCAGGTGTAGCTAAAGAACAAGCAAGATTTGTATTACCTAATGGATTATACACTACATTTATATGGACACCATCTTTACAAGCATTGATGCATTTCCTTGAGCAAAGATTATCTCATGATGCCCAAAAGGAATTACAGGAATATGCCAAAGCAGTATATGAAATTGCTAAAACAATCTATCCTAGATCAATGAATGTATTGTTAGATAAGATTGTGCCTAAGCACCACCATGTGATGACAATTCAAGAACAAAGTGTAGAAGAATTAAACCTTATCCCTATCCTATATGAAGGCTACCAACTCTATGTAGAAAAAACGGAACTTGAAAAAATGGGTAAGAAAGAAACAAATAAGATAAGCCATATCATATATAAAATAACTAAAGAAGATATAACTGCATATTGCTTAGGTAAAGACTTAAATCGCTTTAAAGAACATGGTTGGAAATTGGTAGAACAATCAAGCACCTAATGACTACAAATACAATATAAAATTAAATTCATAGCATTTTACGAATATCACTAAGAACACTATACTTGTTTTATCATTTTGATTGATCTATGAATGATCAATTTTTATCAACAACTTTTCAAAAGAGAACACAAATGTACATCTTAGAAAAAACCTGTGGTATTTTGACCACCAAAAAAGAATTCTTAGCAGTAAAAAATGCTGAAACTATGGCATTCATCAAGCACAATTTTGAAACATTTGAAAGTGTATACCAAGAAGTTGCTTATGCTCAAAAGAACACAGATGGCACTTATCATGTAGAAATCATTGCTTGTTGGGTATCTCATGGACCTACAAATAGCTTTATTGCAGTAGAACCTGTAAGCAAATTACAAAATCCTGATTGTGAAAGAACTGTTGCAAATGTAAAAGCTAAGTCACCTAAAGAAGCTATTCTATCTGTTGTTAAGCCCATTGTGTATAATCGTGGATAAATGACAATTCACCTAGCATTGCTAATCTATTGTGATGCTTACCATTATCTAGCAACCAAATATTAGACGACCCCCTGATTATATTGGGGGTTTTTTTATACCTAGAATTTAAATAAAAATGACAGTGTTTTACATTTATCATATAGAATGATATACTTATTATAACAAAAACCAACCACCACCGAAAAAACGGAGGATTACAAAAGGTGATCAACAAACTAAAGAAAACAATTATCTCTAGTGATACTGATTTACAATTACTAGAAGATGAACTATCAAGCTATGATACATATTGCTTTGATACAGAAACAACAAATGATAATGGTGATGGTCTTGCATTTAATCGTTATATGTTTGGTTGCTCTATTGCAGTTAAACACAATGATAGGTGGAAAGGCTACTACATTTCTGTAAGACACAAAACTAACAATCAAGTTAGCTTATTTGATAACAATCATTGTGAGAATTGCACACCTGAGAAAGTATCTAAAACAATACAAAATCTATTAAGCAATAAGCGAGTGATTATTCACAATAGCCAATTTGAGAGAGGTGTATTCAAAAACGAAAACATTGATTATAGCACCTTTAACATCATTGACACACTACCTTTAGCATGGCTACTTGATCCTGAGCGAGATGGTGGTAATGGTCTTAAAAACCTTGTTAAGCAACAACTCAAATATAAAATGACAGAGTTTTCTGCATTCAAAGAGTTTAAAGATGCAAGCCTAGCACCACAATCTACTATGTCTTTATATGCTGTAGACGATGTTGTTCAATTAGGTAAGTTATATGACAAACTATATCCTATGCTACTTAAAGATAGTCGTATGGCTAAAATATACCATGAAATCTATTTAGAATTGGTTAGCATTGCATTTGATATGCACTATGAAGGCATAGAGGTAGATACAGAAAAACTATCTTCACTTGCAAATGTTTGGGATGTTGAATGTAGACAAATTGAACAAACAATCAAAGATAGTGTTAGACCAATGCTAAGCGACTCAGACATATCTGTGGATAAATTAAATATGGGTAGCTCTAAGCAACTATCCGAATTATTTATAGATACCTTGTGCATATGGCAACCACTAGAGAATGATCGTGGTGGTAATGGTAGCTGGTCAACTGCTACAGATAATCTTAAAACATGGACAAAATCAAAATCTACACCTTTAGGTAAAGAGATTGCTACACATATTTTAAGACATCGTGAAATATCCAAACTATGCTCTACCTATGCAGAGCCACTTGCACAACTTGGTAATAGTGATGTAAGAAAGCGAATACATTGCTCACTTAATCCAATAGGCACAGCAACAGGTAGATTTTCTTGCACAAATCCCAACCTACAAACCATTCCTAGTAAATCCAAAGATGGTAAAATTATTAGAGAATGTTTTGTTGCTCAAAAAGGTTATAAACTAATAGGTTGTGACTATTCACAAATTGAGCTTAGATTACTTGCACATTTCACTAAATCTAAACCACTTGTAGATGCATATCATGAGGGTAAAGATGTACATTCTGCAACTGCAAGTAGTATCTTTCAAATACCTATTGATCAAGTAGATGAACAAAAGAGAAGAATTGGTAAAGGTATCAACTTTGCACTTATCTATGGTCAAGGTCCACGAGCCCTTGCAGAAAGTGTAGGTGTATCTGAGAGTGATGCAAAATTGTTTATCCAAAGATACTTTGACAATGTTAAAGGTGTTAAGGAATGGAAATCATCTTATATAGAAGAATGTAGATCAAACCTAAACACTAAAACAATCTTAGGTAGAACACGACTATTACCTGAATTTACAACTAAAGATCGTGAATTGGTAGCAAGAGCAGAAAGAGTGTCCGTAAATACCCGTATTCAAGGTAGTGCAGCAGATTTGTGTAATTTAGCTATTCGTAATTTTTATCGTAGGTTACGAGAGTTAAAGATTGATGCAAAACTTCTCTTACAGGTACATGATGAGATTGTTGTAGAGTGTCGTGAAGAGATTGTAGAGTATGTTAAGGATTTACTTGTAGATACAATGCAGAGTGTTGTTAAACTAGAAGTGCCACTTATAGCTGATCCTGCTATTGGTAATAATCTAAGAGAAACAAAGTAATATAATACAATATAAGTGTTTAATAAATAAAGAAAAACTGATATAATAGGTATTGGAAAAAAGATACCTTTAAGGAGCTTAAATGAATACAACAGGCATGATATGTATAGCAAAAAACGGAATGTTAAAAAAAGATTTAGATAAGATCAAAAAAGACTTAACATTCATAGACTATACAGATGAACAATTTCCACAATATAAGCTATATATAGATACAAGTGATTTTATTTATATACCTAGAGGATATGATGATTTTAAATACTACCAAGTAGAAAGCATAGACATACCAAACACTATGCAAGAAAAAACGGAATTTAAAATCACCCTTAGAGAATATCAAAATAAAGCAGTAGATACACTATATGAAAATGTAATCGCTAAAGGTGGTGCAACTCTTATAGGTGGTTGTGGTACAGGTAAAACAATTATGGGAATTGCAACTGCTATGAGAATAAAACATAAAACCTGTATCTTAGTGCATAAAGAGTTTTTGATTGAACAATGGATTGAACGAATAGAAATGTCATGTTCAAATTGTAAGATAGGAATATGGCAACAAGATAAAATACCTGATGATGATTGTGATTTTGTAATAGCAATGGTGCAATCCCTATATGCTAGAACATATCCAGGTGAATTATATGATAGATTTGATTTGGTAATTACAGATGAAGTACATAGGTTTTCTGCACCTACATGGCAAAACATTATTAGTAATTTTAAAGCTAGATATAGAATAGGACTTACTGCCACACCCAATAGAAGAGATGGATTACAAGAGATATTTTATAATCATATAGGTAAATCTGTATATGAAATTCAAGGCACACTATTACAACCTACAATCTTTAGGTATGAAACTAAGATAGGGATAGCAATCAACAAATACACTGATTTTAAAGGTGGATTAAACAATGCTAAACTACTTACAATCCTAGCAGAAAATAAAGATAGAAATACACAGATAGCAACACTACTGACCAATGCAAAAAAACGGAATAGGAAAATACTATTATTATCTGATAGAATAACAATGCTAGATAACTTACTAGATATACTTACAGGTGGTATAGGTGAAACAGAAGATGTAAGGAAATATGTAGGTGGATTATCTAGTAATGAGCGAGAACAAGCAAGTAAAGCTAAAATCATACTTGCCACTTATGGTATGGCACAAGAAGGACTTGATATTCCTGATATTGATACACTATTTCTAGCTACACCTAAAGCAGATGTTGTGCAAGCAGTAGGTAGAATATTAAGACCACATCCTAATAAACTTGAGCCTGTTGTTTTAGATATTGTGGATAATACACCACTTACTCATGCTTTATATAGAAAGAGAAAGAATATGTATGAAGCAAACAATTATACCATTAGGGATTATAAATAATTGAATAATATCATGAAAAAAACGGAACAATAAAAATAATACTTAGATATTGTAAATTGATACTAAGTATGCTATTCTTTTACTATATGAATTGATCAACATGACTTTTCATTAACAACAACAACAAAAAACGGAGTGTCAAATGGCAGAACTTATTCTAGCTAAAGACTTACCTGCACCATCTCAATTGGTTGCAAGATTACTACAAATTAAGGTTCTCAAGGATGAACTTGATCTATTAGAAGAACAAACACGACAACAAATCAAAGCAGACACAAATGCTAAGAAAATCCAAACAAGTGCAGGCGAAGTCAGTATTGTAGAAAGCCAACGACTTACATTCAACAATGATCTAGTATTGGCAATTGCTACTGCAAAAGGTATTGATCCAAATGTGTTAGGTGATTTCTCTTTCAAAGCTGATGAAAAGAAAGTCCAAGCAAGTATTTCTGCAGGTTTAATTACCAATGAAGAATTGCAAGGTGCAGTCAAAATCAGCACATTTGATCGCTTTACTATCAAGCCTACCAATGATGTAAAAGATGTACTTGCCGTTAAAGCTAAGACATCACTACTTTTACTTGCAGATGGTGATTTAAAGTAATCATGTTTGTTCTTCTACCTTTTAGCAATCCCTTAAAAAAACGGAGTATACCAAAATGGTAGAAGAAAAACCAATCCAACCAATCCAACCACAGACAGTTAAAAATCCTGTGTTCTTTGAAGATGATGCACCTATTACTTCTATAGAAAAAGATAGCATTAAGAAGAAACAAAATTCTGCTTATTTTAGATCCTACTATTTGAAGAATAAAGAAAAAATCCTACAAAGAAGAAAACATAGATATTTAAATGACCCTGATTATAGAGAAATCATTCAAAGGTCTAAAGAGTTTGCTAAACTAAGAAACCTTGAAGTATCAAATAATCTAGAGTCTACTACTATTTCCCCTGTAGCAACAGGTAACCCACTTGCAAATAGAGCTAAGAAACTCAAAATCAAATCACCTACTTTAGGTGAAGCAGTTGTCAAATTCTTAACGATTGGGCAACTTGCAGAGGCTATTGGCATTGCTGTGGCTACTTGTAGAAAATGGGAACGAATGAATATTTTACCCCCTAGCAATTATCGAAATGAAGGTGGTCATAGATTATATTCTATTGATCAAGCACAACTTGCTACTGATATTTATCATAAGCACCTAAATAAATTTGCAGATAAATGTGAAAAATGGCGATTGACAGAAGATTTTCAAAAAGAACTCTTTGACTCTTGGCAATCTTTACATATGGGGGTAAATCCAAATCGCTTTAAGCACACTGATCTATCTAAGCTAACCGATGCTTTAGATGAATAAACAACAAACTAAACAAGGATATACCATGACAACAGGTAAATCTTGGGTACAAGTAGGCGACAAAGCCGAACAAAAGACAATCCCAAACGAACAAATCAGCACACCAGCTACAATCACTGTATCTTCAGGTATCACACTCAATCTTGGCAACTATGAGTCACTTAGAGTAGATGTTGGTATCTCTTTACCATGCAAACCTACTAAGAAAGATGTAGAAGAAACTTATACTAAAGCATTGCAATTTGTGGAAGAAAAACTTGCTGAACAGGTAGCTGAAATCAAATCAAATAAGAAGTAATATAATTATTGACAAGTAAGTACATATCAAGTATGATAAATAGCCAACTATGAAATAGACAAACAAAGGCTATTAAATGATGTTTAAAAAACCAAATAAAACGGATGTAGAAAAAACAACAGAAACTACACCTAAACCAATCGAAACAAAGACAAGTGATACTTTTAATTCTTTATTGAAAGACATCAACAAGAGATATGGTGGAATGACTATTGTAAATGCTAAAACAAGTGCAGTACTCAATAGAAGAAATCGTATCAAAACAGGGATATTTGCATTTGATCTTGCTTTAGGTGGTGGAATACCAACAGGCACAATCACTACAATCAAAGGTGAATATTCAAGTGGTAAATCTGCAATTTCACATAAGATTGCATCTGCATTTCAAAGAATGTGTAGAAATTGTGGTAATCCATTAGAAGAATGGAATGAAAGTAAAATGCAAGCTAAACTCATTCACTGTTGTGATCAACCTGAAAGAATGAGAGTTGTATGGTTTGATGCAGAAGGCTCATTTGATAATAATTGGGCATCTCGTTTAGGCATGCACTTAGATAGCACATTTGTTATTCGTACTGAATTTGCAGAACAAGGGATTGATGTTGCTGATACTGTTCTTAGATCAGGTGATTGTGATTTACTTGTATTAGATAGTGTTGCACAACTTACACCATCTACAGAGATTGAAAATTCTGCTGAAAAATGGCAGCAAGGATTACTTGCAAGACTAATGAATAAGGCTATGCGAAAATGGGTATCTGCCCAAAATGCAGGATCACTTAATAGAGCATACTCACCTACAATTCTACTAATCAATCAGGTAAGATTAAACATTGGTGTAATGTATGGAAATCCTGAAACATCACCTGGTGGTAAGGGTATTGAATTTGCATCATCTGTTATTCTTAGATGTAAGAGAAAAGGCTACAAGATGAATAATGTTGATATGCCTATCGGACATGAGATGGAAATTGCAATTCAAAAAAATAAGACTGCACCACCTAACAGATCATGTGAGCTTACAATCCATATTCAAAATGCAGACAATTACAAAGCAGGCTCTACTGATGAAATTGCTCAAGTAATTGCTCATGCTGAAAAATGGGGTGTGATTGAACGAAAAGGTGCTTGGTATCAACTGTCTAAAGATCACAAAGCACAAGGAATTGAACAATCATCTATTCTTTTAGCTGAAACACCTGCATTACTACAAGCAATCAAAGATGCAACATGGCAAGCAGAAATGAAATACTTAGGTAATATTGACGATGAGTGAATTATCAAAAAAATTGGGGATTAAAAAACCTAAGCCTAATCTATTTGAAACTGAACAAAAGACAAATAGACAAAGAGGTGATAAACACGAACAAGATACTGCAAATGAAATCAATGGTAATACACAACCAAATTCAGGAGCAACTGCATGGCAACGATATAAAGGAGATGTATCTAGTGATAACTTTTTATATCAATGCAAACTAACAGATAAAAATAGATTTACGATCAATGAAACGATCTTAGCTGAAATCACAAGACAAGCTAGAGTAAATCATAAAGACCCTGTTGTTGTGATCAAAATGGAAAGCATACAGAAACCAACACCTAATGAATGGTGTATGATACCTATGGAAGTATATAAATATTTAATAGGTGAATGAAACTTTTTGACAAGTAAAATCAAACTAGATATGATCTGATTGTTCATGTCTAAATACATGATATAAAAAAACGGAATAGCTAAAAAAGGATTTAAAATGATTGAATACTCAAGAAGAAATGTAGATATATCTTTAGATAAAATCACTACTACATTTATCAGTAATCCAAGACAATCTTATGATGAAGATTATATCACATCACTTATGCAGAGTATTGCAAGTATTGGTCAACAACAAGCAGTATGTGTATATGAAATTACTAAAGGTAAATATGGACTTGTATGGGGATTTTGTAGATTTAAAGCGATAGAAGAACTATCCAAACATGGTGAAGGTGATAATACCATTCGTGCAGATATTTTAGATCCCAAGACAAATATGGGGGATTTACTATTACTTAATTTACAAGAGAATGTTGTAAGAAAACAATTGACACCTTTAGAAGAGGCTAAGGCAATTGAATACCTACAAGATCATAAAACACAAGATGAAATTTGTGATGCTTTAGGTTGGTCAAAATCCCTATTTACACAAAGATCAAAAATACTTAGCTATTCTGAAATCCTACAACAAGCTATTCAAGATGGATTACCTACTAGAGCAGCATCTCTTATCTCTGAATTACCAGAAGAATTACATGAGAAGTATATTGATATTGCAATGACTACATCTGTAGTTAAATTAAGAGAATTGATTGATGCTTATCTTAACTCTAATCAAGATGAAAGAGAGCCTGTTGATGTATCTAGCATTACACTTGATACAAATGATGAAGAAGAAGAACAAGAAGATAATGATACTGATTATATTGAGTCACCTACATTATCTAGAGCAGGTGATTTAAGGGATTTACTATTATCCTTACTATCTCAAGTTACAGATAGTGATGATCAAATTATGGCAGTTCAATCCATTGATTTTACAAGACTACTATCCGTTGATCAAGATCGCTTATTATCCGTCCTACAATTCTTAGCTAGTGATGATGATGATATTGAATATGAAGAAGTAGATGATGATGATGATGACTTTGATGATGATGATGATGATGAGTAATAAATGATTACGGTAGCTATTCCTGTATTTAATACTAAGCCTGCATATTTACTTGAGGCTATTCAATCAATTATATCACAAACATATACAGAATTTGAGTTAATGATACTTAATGATGGCTCTACATATCGAGATACACTTGCATTTCTAACTATTGTTGAAACACTTGATCCTAGAATTAGGTATATTAACTTTAAACAAAATCAAGGTATTGCAAAAATAGGTAATGCAATCTTCTCTTTAGCTAAATATGATTTAATTGCAAGATTAGATAGTGATGATATTGCACTACCTACAAGACTTGAAAAACAAGTTAAATACATGAATGAAAATCCAAATGTAGATATACTTGGAACAGGATTACACTTTTACCAATATGATGAAAAAAACGGTTGGTATAAAGGACAATCCCAAATATTCTACCCACAAATAGACAAACAGATTGCAACTAATTCTATGTGGTTTATCCACCAACCTTGTTGTATGTTTAGGAAAAGCAAAGACCTATACTATGATGAAACTATAGAATACTTTGCGGAAGATTTTGATTTATTTATTCGTGCAATTAAACAAGGTAAGATACTACACAATTTAGATGATTACTTAAACCTATATCGCATACATGGTAATAGTTTATCTGCTCATCACTTTTCAAATCCTAAGCATTATGATAGAATGTTATTACTTAGAAAAACACTGTTAGGATAATAAAATGCTAGACCAATCACTACTTGATAGGGTAATGCCAAGAATATCTAAATATGATAAATTTGAGCAGAAAATAAGATTATCTCATCTTAGGTATACAGATGATGGGTATATGGTTACACAAAAACCAATCAATGATAGGAAATACTTTAATCTTACTGATTATGCTAAAGACAATCTATTAGGTAAATTAGGAATACCTAAGAATTACTTTGCAAAAATTTCGGAAAGAAACAAAAAACTATCTGTAGAAATGATCAATGATGGATTATTAAGTGATAAAGAACACTACACAATTAAATTCATGGACGATCATATTCGTGGTGTTCTTAATAGTGATGTAAAAACACTTGATGATATGACTATGCTAGCAGCAGTACAACAAGGTTTAAATGATACTGATTATGAATTAAGATCACTACATGTAGACCATAATGGATTATTCTTAAAACTATTATTTAAAGATACATACAATGACACATCTGTATATGCTAGATCATCTTCTCTTAGAGGTGGAATTACAATTACAAATTCAGATAACCTATATGCTGAAACAAGTGTAAAACCATTTTTATTTAGACAGGTTTGTACAAATGATGCAACAATGAATAGTGAGAAATCATTTATTCTTAAAAACAATGTAGGGTATTCTAAAGAAGATTTATCATATAGAATTGCATCACTTGTAGCTTATTCTGTACTTAATGGTGGTGAATATGCAAGAGTTGCACTTGGATTAAATACCATATCCATACCTAAGGATAAAATTAAAGGTATTATTGAGCAACTATGTAATCAAAATGATCTTAGTGTAAATGAAATTAAGCAGATTATTGTATCATTCAATAAAGAGCCACTCTATACACCTTTTGGGATATGTAATGCATTTACAGATTGTGCTAAGAATTTTGAAACTACTGATCTATTTAAGAAACAAAAACTTGAAGATATAGGTGGTCAATATTTCAACTTACCAAAAGATAATTGGAAAGAATTACTAAAAATAGCATAGCTAATGTGTTTATATGCAAACAGCATTGACACAGAAAAGACAGACAAAGATATGAAAAACATACTTAAAGAACTTTACAATCCTGAAAACTATACAAAATCAGCAGTAGCTAAAGAAGATGCACAACAAAAAACTGAAGTTAAAAAAGAAGAAGAACAACCAAAATACAAAAAAGGAACATTCTTCTCTAACATTGACCTAAGTAATAAAGAAGTAAAACAATCTAAAGCATACACTGAATATCCTGTAAAATCCTTAGGGATTATATCTGTAATAGATAAGCATATTGAACAGAAGAAGAATGAGCCACGATTTGGATTTCACCCATCTTCAATTTCTTTAGAAGATCCATTTTGTGCAAGGTATCATGCATTCCGTCATACAAGAGATGCACTATTCCAAACAGGTATCTTTGAAAGCATTGAAGAAGCAAATCAAGCATTATCCATTCGTGGTAGATCAATAGATGTAGCATTACAAAGAGTATTTGATACAGGTCATGCACTACACTCTATGTATCAAAATGATTATCTTTCTAGCATTCTTTGGGGTAAATGGGAAAGATATAATAAGGAAACAAAACTTGCAGAAGAACACATCGGTCATAAACCCGAAGGCAGGGGGTGGGAATATATTGAGCCTACAATCAAAAATACAGAATATGAAATTACAGGTCATACAGACGGTATTCTTAGAATAAATGATGAATGGTATTTACTAGAGATTAAAAGTGCAAATGATGCAAGTTGGTCATTTATGCATTCACCTAGAGATGCACACCAAAAACAAGCACAGTTATA